TCCTGTATGAGATTATGTTTCCCAAGGGTAAACTATCCATCTTTTGTCGTTATTATGCAGTCTTTCGCCTACAAAGTCAAGCTCTATGTCTGCTTTTTGGTGTAATACAGCCCACCTGCTGTTAGGAATAATTTCCTTGATCTGTTTTATTGTTAAGGCACTATCACATATATCATCAACAAAAATAGTGCCTTTTAAATTTTTGTTGAATCCGTTAGCTTTAATCCTATCTTGAAACTCACCATCTCTAGTTTGCCATTCAAGTGGTTCAAAGCCAGCTTGTAGCCAATGTGAAAGCATAACACCAGGAATTAATCCTCCTCGTGATATACCTACTACTTTGTCTATCTCCTGTCCTTCTAATTCTTTATATAATTTGAAGACTAGTTCATTAACTTCTTCCCAATTTACATGTAATCTTTCAACATCTATCATAGTTTTACCGCCAATAAAAATAGTATTAACAATTGAATAATAACTACTAAGAATAACTCTACTGCTAATATAGTATGATACCAAATCCACCTAGTCTTATAGGCATTGTCTATATTTAAATCATCTGGATCTGGATCTTTCCAAGTATCAATATCTTTCTGAGGATTCTGTCCCCATAAAGTTTCTTTAATGTCTTTCCATTTCATTATGTACCCCAAGCGTTGCCAAATAAATCGATATGTAATCGAGGGCTAAACTTGTATCCTGTTTTCATACAAGCTTCTGCTACGCCTTTAGCAGTTAGTGTCTGTTGTTCTAATGTGGCTCCTTCTGGCATACAGTAAACAGCATCTACCTGTACTCCACTTTTCTGATATGTAAGATAGAAATGATCTACCTCTTCGAAGTCATCTATATCTCTTACAACAAATTTATTATATAGATAACTATTGTAAACTTGATTCATTGTAACTAAAGCATCGGGGTTCAAAGCCTCTTCTTGTTTCTCACCACTAATACTTAACTTAGGAGATGTGCTCCATGTAACATGTATATTCTGATGATTAGCATTAAAAAAGTTTGCTAATTCAGGTTTAACTTCTTGTGTTCCATTAGTTTCAAAGGTAACATTTTGTAATCCATTAAACATTAACATCTCAATAAGTTCAGGCCATACTCTTTGCCAACCTAATAAAGGTTCACCACCTGTAATAACTAAATGTATATCTTCTTTCTCATCAAACTTTCCATTAGGCAAAAGACTTATGATGTGTTCATATACTTCTTCTACTGTCTTAGTCATTTGTAGATGTTTGTATTTCATAGCCCAACTAGCAGAACTATCACACCCAACAGGTGTAACAGGTAATTCATCTATAGTTTTATAAGCTTCTGGATGGTTTTTATCGCCTTTAGGATCTAACATATAAGGCATCTGATCTGTGGCAATGTAGTTGCCTTTAGGTTGTCCAAAACCAGCACATTCAAAGTTACACCCAAACACTCTTAAGAAAATGCTTGGAACTCCTACGAATCTACCTTCGCCTTGTATGCTGTAAAATGCTTCGCTGTATCTCAGTTTCATAATATGATATTATATATAAGTGTTAACCAGTAATCAATCAAAAAGTTGGTCTTTTGGTTGACCTTTTTCTTCCTTCTCCTTAGCAGCTGCTTCCTCCGCCTTAATTTTCTCATCTAAATATTTAGGCCTTCTTTTAATTACCTTTTTGTTTTTATTAGCTTCGTCTGCCTTAGCATTATCTGCCTCTGCTTGTTCTATGATGTTTCTCATATAACTTAAATATTCGTTTGTATGTGTTTCACCATCACCAGACTCTAAGATTTGATCTATATCTAATGACTTAATGTACTTGAACTTAGTTTCCATTTGTCGTTTCTCTTTTTGGATACGCCTAATGAAAGCATAGTATGTGATTTGTGTAAAGTATGCAAAAGGATTTTTAGATTTCTCAGGATTGAAGTTGTCCATATATGTAAGACAATTTTCAATACCATCTAAAATCATTTCATCTCTGAATGTATAGTTCACAAAATTAGATTTGTATGCTAGGTGATTTGCTATTTTAACAAAGCACACTCCTAGATAATTCGTTACCCGAGGTTTAGGTTCTCCACATTCCTCAGCCTCTATTCTTTTTTCCCGGTACTCACTAATCTTTACAAGAAATTCCTTGTTGTCAATGTAGTGTGCCGAGTTTGGATCTCTCCTTTTAGCCATAATATACTCCTAATGTATTTGTTTTTTGATTACCGCGTCTGCTAATTCTGTTAATGTATCGATATCAAATTCTTCGTCACCTTGTAATAAATCTCCAGACCATTGTGTTGGTTGATTGTAAATAGTTTCCACCATTCTTTCATAACCACCTTCAAAATTTTTGTCTAATAATCCTATTGTAATTATTTGCATTCTTTCTACGACAAATATTGTCTCCTCAGATATTGCCATCCAAGGTCTTAAACTTATAGACTCTCCTAGTTGTGCACCTACAGGCGCAACATTAGATACTAATTCTATTGGGTGTTCTATTTCAATACAGTCTGTTCCATATTCTATTTTACCAACTACTGTAGAGCCATCCATTAATTTAACTATACTTATTTCTTTAGACATCTATTTTAACAAGTTTATAATCAAAGCCTTCTTCGTTATAAATCTTGATCCTCTCTATTAAATGGTTAAGTGTGTAATTCTTTTTAGACTTCCACGACAAATCATCACCAATATCAAAAAGATTACAAGTAACTTTATTGTCTCCTCTTCTCAATCCTCTTCCTATACTTTGTAAGTTTCTTATTCTACTCTTACTAGGTGAGGCAAAGACAATATTATGTAGGTTTCTTATATTTATACCAGTAGAAAATGTGCCGTATGAAGCTACAATAATAGCATTACTTTCTTTCTCAGTTAACGCTCTTATTTCTTCTCTTGTTTCTGTATCTGTGCCTCCAAATACAAAGAATACTTTTCTATTCTTACATTCTTTTTCTAACATTTCGTGTAATATTTTACCATGTTTTTCTACAAATTGAAATAGAACTAGAGTATTGCCGTCTTGTGCCATAGTAAGGTTCTTAATAATATTATTTCTTTCTGGGTTAGTAACAATCCAATCTATTTCTTCTTGATAGTTATATCCTTTTAATTGTTTTCTAATTTCATCTGGATAATTAAGCATACAACATATAATTTTTAAATTAGCTAGTTGTTTGTCGTCCATTAATTTTTTAGTTGTTGTAACCTTATGTACCTGTCCAAATGTTCCTTCTAATACTAATCTGTGTGTCTTAGTTCCATCTAATGTACCTGTAGTTCCTATTCTATATTTTGTATTAACACATTTATTCATAAGAGTTGTTAAGGATTTTGCCTTAAATAAATGTGCCTCGTCTCCATAAAAAACATCAAAGTTTTCAAACCATTTCTTAGGATACTTGTATATAGATTGCCATGTACTTATTGTTATTGGATAATCATTTGACTTTTCTTTGCCACCATATATTCTATGACAATTTTCTTGTACCTTCCAACCATTAGCTGTTGAATAGTCTTGAAAGTCTCCATACATTTGTTCTACTAGAGATGTTGTTGGTACAATTATAAGTTGCTTCCTACCTTTTAGTTGATGGTAGCGGATAAGAGAATAAATAATAAGAGACTTCCCACTAGCAGTAGGCGAAAGCAAAAGCGTTCTACCTTCGTTAATAGCGTGTTTAACTGCTTCGCGTTGATAATCTCGTGCTTCGATTTGTTTTCCATTAGATTGTAACCTCAATTCATTTGTAAATTTGTCTATGTCTATATCTTCACTAATACTAGGTACATCTATTTCTATATTGTACTCTAATGTCTCAGCAAATTCTTTTAAGTAAGGCAACAAACCAACATATAACTCTTTGGTGTACATACTATATAGTCTTGCCTTGCCGTCCCACATTTTGTTTCTATATAGTGGCATAAACTTAGCGCCTGGAACATCAAAAGTAAAGAAGTCACATATCTCTTGATCAGTGCTTAGGTCTGTATCTATTTTAATATATACTTCGTCTTTCTTTGTTACCTTGATCAACTTTTTTTGCTCCTAGATACCGGCCAAATATTTTTCACTATAAGAGTCCATTGCTAAACTTGGTCCATTCAATAGCGTTTTTTATATCAAAAGAACGACTAGAAATTGACTTTAAAACACTCTCACAGAGGGCCAAACAAGTGTTTAGATACTCTAATTTATCGGTTAATTTAATAACATCAGGGTCTGTATCTAAGAAGTCATTCATCTGATTATTTAAAGGAGCATTACCTAAGTACTGTTCCCACCCTAAATCATTTAATTCTTTTTGATCTAACTCCCCACGATAATATTTCCATTTCAGTCTTCTCATATTAAATAATGAACTTTGTGCTTTCCTACATTGTAATCTAAATGTAGTTAAGTAATTAAGATACTTAGAATGTAGTTCTGGTATGCGTGTGGACTCCTGTCCAAGATTGAGTTCGTCAACCTTACAGTCTTCTTTCCACATGTTTTGTAATTCTTCTAGATTTATCATAATATACACATTATACGACCTTACTATGTAAGAGTCAAGGACTTATTGTACCTTTTGGTTAAACAGTTGTATTAATGATGTAATCTCTGTACCTAAACATGGCTACACCTACCATATAATCTGTTTGGCCTGAGGCTATCTCAAAATCTAACCCTTGTAAACTAATAGGGAAAGCATCTCTAAATTGAAACTCTGTTTGTAAGTTGTTGTTAGAGTCTAATAGAAATAATGAAGCGTCTGAGAACTGACCCAGAGCTGATTGTTTTGTTGGATCTATATCTGGGAATCTATATTCTTGTGTTTTGCCATATGCTGCATATTGTTTATGATTTGCTGGAAATCCTAAACCTATTAACCAATCATATAGTTCTTGATAGTTTTTCATATCCTCTTGTATGAGGAATCGTATCATTAACACACCAAATTCTAGTTTATCTCCTGGGTGAGGTATATCTACTAGTGGTGTTGGTTGTTGTGCTGGAGGTAAATTTATTTCAGGTATATTAGCTGCCTGGCAAAAGTAACTGACATTAGGAATGTTATGTATCTGAAACTTAAACGCATTAGGGCGTAAGTAATCTAACTCGTTAGGGTTATTGTTACTCCACGATGCGTCTGAAACATTCGTAATATTTGTTGTTGTCATCTACCTTGTCCTCTGTACTTTTTGTGACTTCTTTTCTTTGATTTATTCATTGTAGAAGTACTGATACCTACTCTTCTACCTCTCCCACCTTGTCCTGTACTAGATGCCTTTCTTCCAGGCTCTCTTTGTACTAATGCTTTAAATGACTTTGCCATAATATACTCCTTTTAAAATCCTACTGATTCTCCACACCCACAAGAGGATTGTTCTTGTGGATTAATAAATTCAAAACCCTCATTAAGTCCTTCGACTTTCCAAGATATAATTGTACCATCTAAATACATCTCAGACATAGGGCATAACCATAATGTAAACTTCCCAAAATCAAATGGTATGTCTTGTTCTTGTCCTTCGTCTGCATAACTAAAGTCGTATGAGAAACCTGAGCATCCTCCACCTGTTAATGCAAATCTTACGCCCTTAACACCTTGTTTCTCTACTTTTCGTGTACACTCTTCTAATGCTGTGTCTGTAAAGTCTATACCTGTAGGTCTAGAACTAGCTATTAAGTTCGGGTTGTACTGTTGTGCTTGGCTCAACTGGTTCTCCGTTATGTTTTCGGTGTGCCTTCTTAGTATCCCAATCTTTTAAAGCTTGTTTGATACTATCTTCTGCTAATACAGAACAATGTAACTTAATAGGCGGTAACTCTAGTGCCTCAGCTATGTCTTTATCTTTGATAGCTAAAGCTTGTGTCATTGTAATTCCTTTAAGCATTTCTACGAACATTGTTGAGCTAGCAATAGCTGAACCACAACCGTAAGTTTTAAATTTAACATCTAATATAACATCTGTATCAGGACATACTTTTAAATCTAGTTTCATAACATCTCCACATGCTGGTGCTCCCGTCATTCCGGTTGCAATGTTAGGATCGTTTGGATCAAACCTTCCTACTCCGTGTGCTGCTGGGTTATTTAAAACATCTTCAAATCTATCTACTACCTTCCTACTATATGCCATATTTACTCCTGGTCTTACTCTTATTTATAAGACCTTTTGATTATTATCATCAGTTATACACCATCCATCTATTAATGGTGTTATCTTTATTATTTCATTATAAAATGTTTTAGGATCTTTAATATGAGGGTGACTAATAAATTCTGTGGATAATGGATGTCTACCTGGTGTAAACTTTGCTTGTGTAAGATCTATATTTTTATCTATATTGTTATCTCTTATCCATTTATTATATTCATCTAATTTAATTTCTTTTTGTTGCCATTCATAACCCACCCAAGGATTATATGTAATTTGTTGTGATAATTTTTCTTCGTCAGATGCTAGTTCCACATCATTGGTAGAATAACAAGCTAATAAGTCTTTACCTACTGTTCCATAGTCCAGAAATAAATCTTGTCCTGTTCTTTTTAATGTAAAATGTTTGTAATCTTCATCTTGTAAAGGAAACTCAAAAAAGTTTCTTACTAAATCGCCAGGCGGGAGATATTCCGTTGCAAGAGTTGTTGAATACATAAAATCTTCACTTAATAAATTATTATTAAATTCATCAGTCTGCTTAGATGATAATGCTCGTGTCTTTTCATTCATATGAACAATATAGTTTACTGCTTCCCAAGCTTCATTAAGACTTTGGTGTTGAGGTTTTGTTATTTCTTTTCTATGGAACCTTCTCCAATTTAATACTACTTCTTTCTCAAATATTTCATGAAGTCTATTTAATTTATTTATTTCTCCAAAAATAGATGTCGTATCAAGTTTTAATTTAGGATCTATATTTAAATAATCTATAAGTTCGTTCATTTTTACACGACTATCTAAAAAGTCTTGTACAAAATTACTTTTAAAAAGTTCTAATCGATATCTATATGAGTGCCATGTTTGTCTATTAATTTTATTATTAAATCCAGGAGGTCTTAGATTGTTAGGGTCTTCTTCTCCTCCCCAGGGCTTAAATCTTTTAGCATGGTTGTTTATTGTTTTATAAAAATCTATAAACTTTCTTGTTAGCGGTAAATCATTCAGTTGCCATGTTATAATATTTTTATAGTCTGCATCGTTATCTGAGATAGTTGTTATTTCTAACAGTTTATTAGAATCAGTAATATAACTAGGACTTTTGGTCCATTGTGTACCATAGAAAGGCTTTACAGTTCCTTTTTTGTATATTACATGATAGCGCATATTAGTATTTATATTATAGTCTATAGAACCATATGTAAAGGCGTAATCATACCATTTGTATATATAGTATGTCCAAAATAAATTTGGACTTGACACACACACAGGAGAAAAATATGTCAGATAATAAATCAGGCTTTGAAATACGAGCCGACTTGCTTGGTCAAGCACAAGGAATCTTAGAACAGAACGCACATAGAAAAGCAGATGCTGTTCATGCCCACAACGACAATTATCCTAACAACAAACAGCCACTACCGGCAGAAATTATCACAGCTAGTGATATTATTAATGTTGCTAAGGAACTAAACGAATTTGTAAATCAAAAATAAATTCAAGTCAAAAAAAAGCCCTACCGTTTGGTGGGGCTTTTTAATTCTATTTCTAGAAAGTCTAAATTACATTAAGTTTGTAACTTTAACTGATCTGTAGTACTGGTTACGGTCTGCTGTGAATGTATCACCGTCAGTTGTTCCGTCACTCTGCATTACAAATGGGTTAGCGATCATGCCATACCTAGTTTTGAAACCAATTTTAGGTTGGAATGTGCTTGGGTCAATAGCCCTAACCATTTGTAGTGGTACATA